CATAGTCGTACCGGCCGTAAGCGCTGTCGCGGAAGCTGCTGTACCGGCCGCTGCTATACTTGTAGTAAGTGCTGTCTGTACAGAAGTACCGACAGTCGTAGCCGCCATGGAAGCGCTCGCGCTGATCGAAGATAAACCTTGTGTAAGGCTTGTTCCTACCTGGGTACCGATATTGTTAGCAGCTTCACCGGCTCCCGTCGCTGCTGTCGTAAGACTTTCAGTTAAGGCAGTTCCCAGATTAGTACCCAGGGTAGATACTGCTGTGGTCGCTTGTGTTGAAGCCTGGTCTACAGCACTTGTAAGCGCTGTTCCGATATTTGTACCCATTTCGTTAATAGCGGTCGTCGCCTGTGTGGAAGCGTCCGTTATTGACGTCGTAAGACCTGTCGAAAGTGTTTGTGATAGTTGCTGTGTAGAAGCTGCTACCTGGGCGTTTGCCGTATCCAGTCCGGTAGTAAGACTGGTTCCTACCTGGGTACCCACATTCGTAGCCGCCGACGTTGCCGTAGCGGTTCCGTTTGTAAGACCTGTGGTAAGGTTGCTGGTAGTGTTGGTACCAAGCTGTAACGCCGACAGATCAAGTGTAGAAGCACCGTTGTTAAAACTTGTGCTTAAGCTGTTAATAGTGTCTGTGCCTAACTGCGAAGCCGTAGCTTGCAGACCAGCACCGCCTGTAAGAAGGCTGTTGTTTAAGTTTGTCGCCGTTTCTGTTCCCAGGGTCGTAGCTGTTGTAGTAAGCTGGACGCCACCAGTATTAAGACCGGCTAAAATACTGTTCGTAGCCTGTGTTCCACCAGAAGCAAGGTCTACAGTCTGCATACCGGAAAGAATACTATTACTTGTGTTCGTTCCGACTGCTGTAGCACTATAATTAAGTGTTCCAGAACCCGTGTTAAGCCCGTTGGCTACGCTGTTCGTCGCTTGCTGGCCGTAACCTTCCAGTACGCCATAGTCAAACTGGAAATTCTGGGTAGCTGTCTGTGTGGTTTGAGAAGCGGCAGACGCCACATTACCACTGGACGAAGTTACACCAGACGCCACACCGTCACCGGCCGCGCTTCCGGCTTCTTCGCCGTCACCAAACAGCCAGCCTGTAAAGTCACTCCACAAGCCCTTTACGCTGTCTACCAAACTGGTAAAACCAGACATAAAACCATCTTTAATTCCGTCTATAATTTCGCCACCTACAGCTATCCAGTCTGTATTAAAGATCGTGTCTATGATAGCAGAAATTAACTGCGGAATTGCCGCGATAATCATAGGGATAGCCTGTATCAAACTGGTAACCAGTGAAACGATAATTTGAACACCCGCTTGTGCGATAGTGCCAAGGTTTGAAATAATTCCCTGTATCAGAGAAATAACAAGCTGTATACCGCCCTGTATGATAGTTGGCAGCATTTGAGTTAAGCCCGTAACAAACTGCTGGATTAAAAGAACCGCCGACTGTAGGATAAGTGGGATATTAGAAATAATACCCTGTGCTAGTCCTAAGATCAGCTGTACACCAGCCTGTAAAATTACAGGTAACATTTGTAAAATTCCAGATAAAAACGTCGTAATAGCCTGTACCGCAGAAGCGATCAGCATAGGGGCATTTTGTACGATACCTTGAACCAGTGACATTATAAGCTGGGTCGCTGTCTGTAAGATCATAGGCAGACCACTTATAAATCCCTGTACCAGCGTATTTATAGCCTGTGTAGCAGCCGTTAAAAGTTGCGGTATCTGCGGTATCATACCCTGGACAAATTGTAAGATCAGCTGTCCGCCGATCATAATTACCTGTGGTATTAACACAAGTAACCCGTTAATAAACGCGGCGATCGTGGAAGCCGCACCGGAAGCAATCGCTCCAGAATTTGCCTGTATTCCAGATAAGAAGCCCTGTATAAGCTGTACGCCCATACTTACCACTTGTGGCGCGTAGCTTGCTACCATGGTTACAGCTTGTCCTAAAACGTTACCCAGCTGGGCTACGAAAGCAGAAAAGCCGCCGTTCGTGAGTGCGTCGGAAAGACTACCCACCATTTTGGTAGCTGTTTGTGTAACGCTTCGTAATGGACCTTTAATATTATCGTAAATCGCAATACCTAAACCTTCCAGACCAGACTTAAGTATGGTTACATCACCCTGTAAGTTATCCAGTTTAACTGCCGCCATTTGTGCGGCTGCACCTAAACCGTTATAACAAGTAGATGATTCTGCTATAGCTGTCGTTAAATCTTGAAAGTCTTTATCGGAAGCGTTCGCGATAGCCAAAAGACCCGACATAGCTTCCTGTCCACCAAGCATGGCGGCATAACTGGCCTTCTGGTCTTCTGTCATGCCTTGCATACCTGTACGCATATCTGTCATTACTTCCGCGAAAGATTTCATGGAACCGTCGCTTCGTGTAACAGACATTCCTAAAGCGTCCATAGCTGTCTGGGACTCTTTAGTAGGTTTTGCCATACGGGTAATGGTACTTCTTAAGGCGGTACCAGCCTGGGAACCTTTAATACCAGCGTTCGCCATAAGTCCAGTGGCTACAGCCATATCCTCAATGGAATAGCCCATAGCACCAGCGGCAGCACCTACATACTTGAAGGTTTCGCCCATCATTTCTACGTTGGTATTTGCATTACTGGAAGCCGCTGCCATTACGTTAGCAAACCGGCTACTTTCCCCGGCAGACATACCAAACGCGGTAAGTCCATCAGTAACAATATCGGACGTCTGGGCCAGATCAGCACCGGACGCGGCGGCAAGGTTCATAATACCGTCGATACCGGATACCATATCCGTAGTTTTCCAACCGGCCATAGCCATGTATTCCATAGCGTTCGCGGCTTCGGTGGCAGAAAAGGCAGTAGTCGCGCCCATCTGTTTAGCCTTTGTTTCCAAGTCCGTAAAATCTTGTCCCGTAGCACCAGAAATAGACGCTACCGACGACATAGCGGCTTCAAAACTAGACCCCACTTTTACGGCGG